TATTGTAGCACAAAACACCAGGTTGTCAACCTTTTCTTTAACTGAGCCTATTTTGTTTTGGTTAAATACAACATGATGAATACAAATGCAGAACTACGACTGGACCTCGAGTCTCAAACCATTGTGGCCCAGCCACAAGCACGTCCTTCGTTGAAAGACTTGGCCAAGATCAAACACATATTTGGACCCAGTGTGTATGTCAAGGCATTTTTTGTGCCTCGAGGAATCACCGTGGTCACCAAGGCCTTTCTTGAAGATCATGTCACGATACTGGCCCAGGGCACTGTCGTAGTCGAAGACCCCGATGGGGTCAGGACCAAATATGTGGCGCCAGCACATACTGTGTTCCAGCGAGCCACACGCTATAGATGCACTTGCATAGAGGACGCAGTATGGTATTGTGTGCATCCCACTGAGGAAACTGATCAGGCGGTGTTGATCAAACGATACGAATAACAGGAATAGCATGCCATGGGTGGAATAGCAGACGTCGCAGGAGAATTTATAGAAAGCGGAACCGGATTATTAGAACTGGCCGAAGACGTCAGTTCTGTGGTCACGGAAGGGGGCCTGGAATTTCTCAACGAATTTGGCGGCGACACATTTTTTGAAAGCAGCACTGGACTGCTCACATTGGGCAGCGATCTAGGGGTCTTGGATGCCAGTTATGAACTGGTGGGCAGTTTTGCTGGTGATGCAGACTTTTTCAACTTTACCAGCTTTGGTGATATCATAGACAGCGCCACCACGTTTGTGTCAGATTTCAGCATCCCGTCGGCAATTACTCAACAGGTCACCGGTGCTGCGATCAAAACTGCTACCAACTTGGTCAGCAGTCAGGTGGCACAGATACCAGTGGTAGGATCTTTTGCAGCGCCCATAACCAGATCGTTGGCCGGATCGGTAAACCCCAACATCGCCCAGACTCCTGGGTTCAACCCCACAGCCGGCTTAAACCTCAGTCAGCTCACAGGCATCACACCCAACATTGGCATACCCAATGTGCCCGGCATACAGTTGGCCAGCCTGGGCAACAACACACCAGTTAATTTTAGTCCCAGAAGACTTCCGCTACCTACTAGCCCGGGAGGAGCAGTCAGCCCAACAGCCACACAACCCAATGCTGTCAGTGACATAACTTCGACCTCTACAGTGTCTGTTGCAGACACTGCACCGTCGGCGTCTCAGATTGATCGATCGGCAGTTCCTGTAGGCTACACAGTATCTGCAGATCCCGATGGCGGATTCGCTGTTGTAAATCTTGAAACTGGCCTGCCTGTTGCCACTGGACTCACAGAACAGCAGGCCTTGTTACAGGCTCAAGAACAAAGTTTTATTGATGCTGGCGAAACTCCTACTCCTGGCACTGGTGCCACCGTATCCTTGGCTACGCCTCCGGGCGGATTTACAGCCGACCAACTTGATGCCATAGCGGCCGCACAAGGTGTGGATGCCGGCGACATAGACCTAAATGCCGGACCACAACAGACCGAAGCGGCCTTGTTTGCTGCTGAAGCGGCCACAACAGCGGCTCTGCGTGACCAGGCCCGACAACAACAGACCATACGAAATCAACGGGCCAATCAAGCCCAGAGTCGTGACTGGCGTGTGCGCCTGCGCCTGGCACCTCAAAGCGACTATCTTTACAACGCACCCGACTGCGGCCCTGTGCTGTGGCCTTTGCGAGACAGTGACGGCGTGATATTCCCCTACACCCCCAGCATAGACATTGGCTACAAGGCCAACTATGACAGTTATGACTTGATACACAGCAACTATCGCGGCTACTTTTACAAAAACAGTCACATAGATCAGGTGCAGATCAAGGGCACGTTTACAGCCCAGGACACCACAGAAGCCAACTATCTTCTTGCTGTGATTCATTTTTTCCGCAGTGTGACCAAGATGTTCTATGGACAAGACAGTCAACGTGGCAGTCCTCCACCGCTGACCTATCTGTCAGGTCTGGGTGACTATCAGTTTGCTGAACACCCATGCGTGGTCACGCAGTTCAATTACAATCTGCCAGCCGATGTCAACTACATTCGTGCTCAGAGCGTGCTGGCCAACGGTAATAATTTGTTGAATGCTCGCAAACGGCAGACTGTGCTGGGCAATCCATTGAGTTACGCACTCCAACGCCTGACCACAGTGGGCATGACCAAAGGCGGTCTGGATCAGACCTTTGCACCGTCAGGAAGTCTGGGCGCTGACAACAGTACCTATGTGCCTACCAAGATGGACATCACACTGACCTTGTTGCCCATGCAGAGTCGTCAGCAAGTTAGCCAGCAGTTCAGTCTGCGTGGCTTTGCCAATGGCAACCTACTCAAAGGAGGATTCTGGTAATGGCCGAGTACGATTCCACCAGTCCCTACTACAATACTGGCTACACTCAGTTTTATCTGAGTCCCATGGTAAACAGGCCCATACCCAAATTGCCCGACGATCGACAGATGGTCATCAATCAGACCTATCAGTATCGTCCGGACATGCTGGCCTTTGACCTGTATGAGACTCCTACCTTGTGGTGGGTGTTCTATCAACGCAATCCCAACACCCTGCAGACTCCGCCCTTGGATTTTGCCGCGGGTGTTACTATATACATACCCAAGATTACCACGTTGCGCGAAGTGCTGGGATTCTAGCATGAGTGAACTCACCAATATTGCCGCACGCATAGCCCTGTTGCAGTCAAAGTTGTCATTGAATTTGGCCGAACTGGCCGCAGCTGAACGCTCGGGAGTTAACAATCTTGTGCTGGAAGCCAAACGAGCTACCATACTACGACAGCAAGCGGAATTAGCCGAACTGCAGACCCAGCTGGCCCAAGCCCAACAACGAGCAGCTCTGGGCACTGCCAGTGCTGGAAATCTGGCCCGAGATGATCAGCAGGCCACAGTGCCAGCGTCCAGACCACAGTCCCCGCAATCAGATCCACAGGTACTCACACCTGATGGTAGAATACAAACCGTGCCTGACACCACAACAGCCACGACAGCCACACCTGCAGTCACTGTCAATTCCGAGGACTCTGGAACCAACGCACCAGTCAGACCCATCACACAAACACAAGCCACGCCGGCCTACGGACCCGGACTTTTGCTAGATCCGGGCGATGTTGAAGCTCAAGAAGGCGGTTATTATGGCGGCGGTGGGCCACCCACTCCGCCAGCGTCCACACAGCCAGGTTTTGGTGCCGGCGGTGAAGAAGCCTCGCCACGCAATGCCACTCGAGTGGAGATTGACAACATATTCACAGAAACACAGATTACACCACAGCCCAATGTATTGGACCAGTATGCCAGTTACACCTACACAGCATCTGTGTATCTGTTGCCGGCTGCTCAGTACAAGACCATGATGGAAACCAAACAACGCACACTGACTGGCGGGCAACTGTTGTTCCAAAGCGGAGGTGCACCCACCGGCGGCCGCAACCAGTTTTTTAGTCTGGACTACTACATTGACAAGTTTGAAATCAAGAGTTTTATATTGGGCAAAGGCACTGGACTTACCCACAATGCCAAGGAAATCAACATGACTGTAGTTGAACCCAACGGCATAACTTTGATTGACAATCTTACCAGAGCTGTGCAGGGCATCATGCCCGAAGGCGAAAAGAAAAAAAGCATAACCAGTGCGGTGTATCTCCTGATCATAAGATTCTACGGCTATGACAGTCAGGGCAATCTGGTGCGAGGTGGTATATCCAGAAACACAGACACCACCGACACCGGCGCATTCATAGAAAAATGGTTTCCGTTTATCATCAAAGACATCAAGTTCCGCGTGGCCAACAAGACCGTGGAATACGACATTTCGGCTGCGGCACCGCAGTTCCAGATCAACGCAGGTCAGGCTCGGGGCACCATACCTTTCAACATTGAACTCAGTGGACAGACCATCAAGGACCTGCTAAGTGGACCTGCGCAATACACTACCAATCAGAATGCAGTAGCAGCCGGTGGTAATGGGCTGAATATTGTCAATGACGATGACGGAAATCCACTGCCGGCTCCGGCCAAGGCAGACGCTGCACCCACTACCAAGACCACAGTGCGTCAAGGACTCATGGCCGCGCTGAATCAACACCAACTGGACTTGCAGGCCAGCAGGCCTGGTTATGTGGCCGATGAGTACAGCATAGAGTTTGTGGGCGCTGGCAATGGACCCACGGCCATTGAACAAGCACGGTTGCGTCCTCCGGGCGGACTGGACAAAAAAGGCACCAGCAACCCCACGCCAGGCACGGCGGCCGATGCCAAACTGTCCAACAAGCAGAGCATGGATCCCAACAGCCGTAATCAAAGTGCCACAGCAGGCATGCAGATCGTGCAGTTCTTGGATCAAGTGCTGAGAAACAGTACCTATCTCAAAGATCAACAACTGGTGATCATAGATCCAGCCACACAAGAAGAAAAGTACAACGGCACACCTGCACAAAACGTGGCCTGGTTCAAGATCAGTCTAGATGCACAGGCCAAACTCGACGCACCATTTGACACTGTGAGAAATCAGTATGCCTACAAAATCAAGTACATAATTAGTCCCTACAAGATTTCTGATCTGGAAAGCAAGTATTTTCCGCGACCCAGATTCACCGGTGTGCAAAAAGAATACAAGTATTGGTTCACCGGGGAAAATACTTCGGTGTTGAGCTACGAAGAAAACATCAATGGATTGTACTACCTGACTCTGAGCGGCGCAGGGGTAAATCTCACAGGCACCTATCTCAATCAGGAAGGCGAAAAAGTCAACTACAACTTCCAAACTGCCAGCACTGAAAGCAGCCAAGGCGCAGATGGCAAGGTCAACGAGCCTGTGGCCAATGCCAGCGAATACTTGTTCCAACCCGGTGCGTTAAAAGAAGCCAACATTACCATCGTGGGTGACCCAGCCTGGTTGCAACAAGGCGAAGGCAGTCTGGGTCAGCTCAGGCGTAACTGGAACTTTGGTAGCTTTTTGCCGGATGGCACTTTGAACTTTGATGGCGGACAGATCCTGTTCCGTATAGCGTTCAACGCACCGGCTGACTATGACTCGTCGACAGGCATTGTGCGCCCAGGTCTGGCCTCCAGTCAGGCAGTGGGTCCAGGGCAGGGTGCGCCCAACGGACCGGCGCAAATTAATCGTGTGTACATAGCCCATACCTGCATCAGTTCGTTCAATCGCGGCAGGTTCACACAACAGCTGATTGGCGCCTTAAAGCTGAACCAAAGCACCAACGACAACACCGCGGCACAGGCGCTGAGATTGGGTCAACAGCAGCAGGGCATAGCTGCCATGAGCACTACCCGAGCTCTGTCTTTGCCCGCTAACTCCGCACTGTCTCCCACGCTGGGCACAGTGCAGGAAACAGTGGCCACCACTGCCTATGTGCCACCGGTGTTACAAAACACATTTGGTCAGGGTCTAAGAGTGCCTGCTGGATTGGCCAACACTCCATTTAACACAGTGCTGGGCGGTCAGGCCACTAGACCTGTGAATTTGCCTGGCGCACCTACCAGTTTTGGTCTGCCTGTGGGTTTTTTTGATTCTGGTACTCCACTGCGCTTGCCCGGGGCAGTGACCGATTTCAGTCAGACCATCAATGATAGTGTTGCGGGCACTCAAAGAAGCATCAGGGGTGTTGTCGACTCGGTAAGTAACGGTGTCACACAGACCGTGGCCGCTGGAGATGATTCTGGCACCGATCTAATCAGCTCGCCTATAGCCGAAACTGAATATCGGTCACCTGAAGATTCTTTGCTGATCACCGAAGCCACAGCCGAGTTCGGGGCTAACAATGATTTATTTGGATAAAGAATGAGTGAAAATATACAACGCAGTCGAGGTCGCCCCCAGAACTACAAGTTTGATCGTGGCGGCATGCCTGCTGAAATGGGCCCATTCGTTGGCATAGTGGTCAACAACATTGATGCTACCCGACAAGGACGCTTGCAGGTTTATATAGAACAGTTTGGTGCAGACACCAAGACCGGTACTCCAGATCTCAAAGACCCTACACTGTGGCGCACAGTCAGTTACTGTCCACCATTCTATGGAGCCACACCTCAGTCCGGCACCAGCGCCGGAGCCGGTACATATCCAGGCAATCGCAACAGCTATGGCATGTGGTTCACACCTCCGGATCTGGGCACGCGAGTATTGTGTTTTTTCGTGGCCGGAGATCCGGGTCAAGGCTACTATGTGGGTTGCATACCCGAGGATGGCATCAATCACATGATTCCGGCCATTGGCAGCAGCACCAGATACGTGACCGGAAACGCCACGCAACAGGATCTGTTTGTTGACGTGCCTTTGTTGCCTGTGACCGAAATCAACGAAAAAAACACAGGCATCAACAACAATCCCAGATTCTTTGACGCACCCAAACCGGTGCAAAGCGTGGTAGCTGGAATCTTGTTCCAGCAAGGATTGAATCGTGATCCCATAAGAGGGCCTATTCGTAGCAACAGTCAGCGTGAAAGCCCTAGCACTGTGTATGGCATCAGCACTCCTGGTAAACCCATTTATCAAGGCGGCCTGGATCCCAAGACCATAACCACTCGATTGGAAAAAAACGAACTACGACCAGAAGATATAGTGGTCATAGGACGGCAAGGAGGCCACACCCTGGTCATGGACGACGGTGACTTAGCCGGCACAGACACCTTGGTACGCATAAGAACTGCCAAGGGCCATCAGATTACCATGAGCGACAACGGTGACTGTTTTTACATAACTCATGCCAATGGACAAACCTGGATTGAACTGGGCAAGGCCGGCACCGTGGATGTGTTCAGCACCAACAGTGTCAACATACGCACACAGGGCGACATCAATCTGCATGCAGATCGCAACATCAACATGTTTGACGGCGGCAGTATCAAAATGAAAGCCAGCACAACTCTCCGACTGGAAGGCAACACCGGACTGACCATGTATTCAGAGCAGGGCATAAATCTGTACGGCAAAACCAAGATAGGCATACGCAGCGACGGAACCTGTGCTATCAAAGGCCAGACCAGCAGTTGGGATGGTGGCAACAGCCTGAATTTCAAAGGCGGAGTGATCAATCTCAATGGTGCCAAGACCTTACCGGTCAGCACAGTGCCCAGCATGCAAGGTTTCAAACTGGCAGACACTGCTTTTGTGGCCGGTCAAGGCTGGACCATACAACCTGGCACACTTGATACCATAGTAACACGGGCACCCACGCACGAACCTTATCCTTATCACAATCGCGGAGTCAATGTGCCCAGCAATCTCAACGGCGCACCTGCACCAACCACTCCTTCTACACAGACTGCTGCAGGCGCTGCATTCGCTCGCACCACGGCCGCTCCTGTGCAGGCACCCATAGATGCAGAAGATTTTGTATCCCAGCCGCCGGCTGTACGCTCAGTGCCGCCCACACAGGACTAGCCATGATTAGCAATGAACAGGTCACTGCCTTGGCAGCACAAGCGGCCCGTGCTGCCAGATATGAATATTTAGATGATGCCGGAAATCTCTTGCCCGATTGGTATTTCAATGATTTAGGCCAACCTGTGTACCTGGGTCCAGAAGTGGCCACTCGAGGTGTAGGAATCTACGGACACACTCCAGAAAATTTAGTGTTGGTTGGACTGCTAAAGCCGGCTAGTCTACAACTGATCACTGCGCCCTCTATGACTCTAACAGTGTTGCTGACTCCGTCGGCTTGGACCGGTTTGTTTGACATCAACAGCCTGCTAGGCTACCTAAACTCTCCGGCCATACAGAATTTGGCCCAGATATCCCTGTACAACGGAGCTTTCCAAGGTCTTTTACAAGCCAACTTGATCACAGGTGCAGAAACTGCCAGATACCAGGCCACGTTTCTGCAACCGGCTGTGCGCTACGGAGTAGATGCTGTGGTGGCCTGGACACAGGATCTTGCCGCATCTGACTTGGCTTCTGCCATACAAATATCTGCACGTCAGGCACAGTATGCCATAGATTTTGTGGATCGATTTGGTCCTGAGTTAAATGTAGCACCAGAATTGGGTGCCTTTGACAACACGGTGTTTCGTAACATACTTGACGAAACAGTTACCCAAATCATTGGCAATGAAAAAATTCCTGCGATAGAATTTGCAGATACACCGCCGCCTGCTATAGCAACATCATTATTACCACTGGGTGATAGGTCTCGTGTGGCCATACCCAAGACCACAGATGAAGATGGCACCCTGAGATTCTCGCCTGGCACACGAGGTTAAATACTACATGCCCACTTTCATAGGATTCAACACGCAAGATCAGTTCAAAAAGTTCACTCTACTGGACGCTGAGCTAGTCAAACGTGATCTGCTGAATGGCCTCAACATCAGACAGGGTCAGTTGCCCGGTCGCCCTCAGTACGGCACAGCTCTGTGGGATAACCTGTTTGAAAATCAGACCAACGAAACCACACAAAGCATAGAACGTGAAATTCAGCGGGTAGCTGGATATGATCCACGTATACAGATATCCAACGTGGAAGTATTTCCACAGGAAAACGGCATACTAATCCAGGTAGAACTGGCCATAGTGCCCAGCACTGATGCACAGTTGTTGAGCATATTTTTTGACCAGCAACAACGCCGTGCTAGTTACGTTTAACTGAGCCGTTTTTGTCGTCCATAAATACAACAACACAGGACAATCATGGCCAAGACAACAAGACAAACAGTGATTTTCGGCGTGGAAGACTGGCGCCGTATCTACCAGACCTACAGAGAAGCCGACTTCCAGAGCTATGATTTTGAAACCCTGCGCAAGAGTTTTGTGGACTACTTGCGCTTGTATTATCCTGAAACTTTCAACGACTACATTGAAAGCAGTGAATTTATTGCACTCTTGGATGTCATGGCATTCATGGGTCAGGCCCTGGCCTTTCGCACAGACCTAAACACACGTGAAAACTACTTAGATTCAGCCGAGCGCCGAGACAGTGTGGTACGTCTGGCCAATCTTGTTTCGTACACACCCAAGCGCAACATAGCAGCGTCAGGCTATCTCAAGGTTTTCAGCATACAAACTACGGAAAATGTCACTGACATCAACGGTATAGATCTGGCCAATATCACAGTGAACTGGGCTGATCCTACCAATGCCAGCTGGCAAGAACAGTTTACGGCTATTATCAATGCAGCCTTGGTTGACAGCCAACGAGTAGGTGTGCCCGGTGCTAGAACCACCATACTGGGTGTGGACACACAGGAATACAGCATCAACCTGGTGCCAGGATTCCTGCCTGTGGTGCCTTACACAGCCACAGTGGACGGCATCAACATGCCGTTTGAAGCTGTGACAGCCACTACACTGGGCAAGAGCTTTGTGTATGAGCCCAGTCCTCAACCCAATGGCGTGTTCAATGTGCTATTTAGAAACGATCAATTGGGATTCAGCTCAGCCAACACCGGCTATTTCTTTCTGTTCAAACAAGGGGTGTTGCAGAATCAAGACTTCAATCTGGCTGATCGAGTCAGCAATCGTGCTGTGAACATCAACATCGAAGGTGTCAACAACGAAGATCGTTGGCTGTATCAGCTGGACAACGTGGGCAGTATTGCCAGTGAATGGCAGTATGTGCCCAGCGTGTATGGCGCCGCGGCAGAACAAACCACTCCTGGACTGCGCCGACTGTTCAGCACCACCAGCAGAACCAACGATCAGATTACCTTGGACTTTGGTGATGGAGTGTTCAGTGCAATACCAGTGGGTCAGTTCCGTTGCTATGTGCGAGCCAGCAATGGTTTGCAGTACATAATCAATCCGGAAGAAATGCAAAGCGTGGTCATACCCATCAGCTATGTGAGCCGTACTGGACAACTTGAAACTGTGTCATTTACCTGTGGCATAACCACACCGGTGAGCAATGCTCAACCTCGAGAGACCATTGATGAAATCAAGGCACGGGCTCCGGCACGCTACTACACGCAGAATCGCATGGTCAATGGTGAAGACTACAACAACTTCCCATTCACGGCCTATAACAGTATCCTAAAGAGCAAGGCCCTAAATCGTGCTTCGATTGGAACCAGTCGTTATCTTGACCTTGTAGACAACACAGGAAAATATTCCAGCACAAACACTTTCAGCAGTGATGGTGCCTTGTATCAAAACTACAGCCTGCCCAGCTTTCAGTTTACCACACTGACCAACAACGAAATTGATGAAGTCATAGTCAACCAAGTTCAACCTCTGCTGACTCTGAGCCAGCAACAGCAGTTTTACTATGCCAAGTTTCCCAGGGCCAGTCTGACCTCATTGAACATCAGCTGGAATCTCAGTACCAGTCAAGCCAACACAACCACAGGCTATTTCAAAAACAGCCTGGGCAATCCGGTCAGCATAGGCAGTTTCAGTTCCAACAACACCAAATTTATCACAGTAGGAAGCTTGGTCAAGTTTGTGCCGCCTGCAGGATATTACTTTGACGCCAACAATAGATTGCGTGCCGGCACGCCCACACGTGCAGATGAAAAATTAGTGATCTGGGCCAGCCCATTGGAAATCTATGTGGATGGCACCAATCAGGGTCTGGGCAATTTCACAGATGGTCTAGGGCCCGTGGCAATTAACAACTACATACCCACTGACGCCATAGCTACCCAGGTCATACCCATATTTGTCACAGACTTACCAGTGGCTTTTGAAACCAGCATGGCCGAACAAATCAGACTGCGCAGAAATTTTGGCATGGGCTACGATAATTTAGGCACAATCACTGGTACGCCAGGAACCTGGTACTTGATCACCAGCACCAATCTAGCCGTGGGTGCAGACTGGAGCCAGACCTATGCAGGCAATACCACAGGTGCTGGTCTTGATGCATCATGGATGGTTCAGTTTGTATACAATGGCAGTTTTTACACCACAAGCTCGCGGGCCTTGGACTACTATTTTGGCAGTGTAATACAAACCCGATTCTTTTTCACTACAGATCAGCAGATCTATGACAGCCGAACCGGCACCACCATCAGTGACTTTGTCAATGTGGTCAAGACCAACAGCAGGCCTGACTCGGCTCTGCCCTTGGGATCAGATATCATAACCAAGATCATAGCACAACCCATACAACCCGATGGACTGGTAGATGACTATCAGGTCTTGGTTTCATTCCAGGATCGCGACAACGACGGTGTGCCAGACAATCCAGACTTTTTTATAGACATAGTGGGCCCAGTTCCTGACCCAGCCACGGCCAACAGCCCCTGGGTGTTTCTGCAACGGATAGTGGATTTTGACGATCTGCAAAGATTTGTATTGATTGACTCTGGCATAGTAAACAGTAGCTATGCAAATTTGAATGCCATAGAACTGGACAAGGCCGAATACCTAGCAGGTCAGATTTTTTATGCCTATCAAACACAACTGTTTTATCGACTGGATATCAACACCTCTACAGGTGTGCGAACTCTGGTACCTACCACAGATTACGAAGCTCGCAACGGACGACAAAATCTCATGTTTCAGTATCGTCACAACAGTCCATTGACCAATAGAATTGATCCTGGCACTACCAACATCATTGACGTATATGTGGTCACCAATGAATACTACACAGCCTATCAGAACTACATACGCGATACAACCGGCACAGTGGCTGAACCTGCGGTGCCGACCATAGACTACCTGACCACTACCTACGGTGGCTTGCAGGAGTTCAAAATGATATCTGATTCAGTGATCTTAAACAGCGTGGACTTCCAACCTTTGTTTGGTGCCAAAGCAGATCCGGCTCTACGTGCCACCATCAAGGTCATACGGGCAGCCAACAGCGTGGCCAGTGTCAGCGAAATAAAGAACTTGGTGGTGCAAAACCTCAACAACTACTTCAGTCTTGAAGTGTTTGACTTTGGCGATACCTTTTACTTTTCAGAATTGGCAGCTTATCTGCATGACAACATGGCCGGCATAATCAGTTCTGTGGTCTTGGTGCCATTGGACCCTTCACAGTCATTTGGCGATCTGTATGAAATACGTTGTGCTCCCAATCAGATATTTGTCAACGCAGCCACAGTGGTCAATGTTGAAGTTATCACTGCCCTGACCAGCACTAATCTGCGTACCACGGCTCCGGTATCAGGACTGGATGCCTTGATAACTCAAAACAATTTTGGCTCAGCTACCAGCACAAGTGGTAGCAACAGCGGTAGTAGTGGCGGAGCATACTGATGGCCAGAACTAGAAGTGTAGATTTTTTACCAGAAATATTTCAAACTTCAACCAATCGCCAGGTGTTGGGCGCCACGCTGGATCAGTTGGTTCAAGAGCCCAAGATCAAACGCATACAAGGATTTGTGGGTCGCAAGGTCGGACCCGGAGTCAATCCCAACGACAACTATGTCACAGAACAAACAGCAACTAGAGTCAATTATCAACTTGAACCTGGCGTGGTTTTTAAAACTGCCAATGACACCAACAAAATTAAAGATGCTATAACTTATCCCGGCATCACCGATGCCTTGCAATTGCAAGGTGCCTTGGTCGACAATGCTGATAGATTGTATACCAGTGAATATTATGCCTGGGACCCTTTTGTAGATTTTGACAAGTTCATAAATTACAGTCAATATTATTGGTTGCCAGCCGGACCAGATGCGGTACAGGTGTTTTCTGAAACTGTGCCCACCACAGACAATTTTGTGGTCACTCGTGCCAATGGTGTGTATACCTTCAGTGGAGTCAGCGGAGAAAATCCTGCATTGACTCTGGTGCGCGGCGGCAGTTACACTTTCCAGGTGGCGCAAAATGCCACGGAAACTGTGAACTTCCGGGTCAGCAATCAAGGCACCAGTGCCTGGGTCATAGACTATGTGAACAATCCCACGTTGACTCTGGTGCGCGGAAACACCTATGTGTTCAACTTAGTGCCCAATATTCCTTTGCCCTTTTACATCAAAACACAGGCCACACTGGGCACAACCAATCAGTACACAGACGGTGTTACTGGAAATGGAAATTCTGAGGGCAACATCACTTTTGTTGTGCCCGAAACTGCGCCTGACACGCTTTTTTATGTGAGTCCAACTCTGCCCAACATGCAGGGGCAGATCAATGTGATAGATGGCCAGTCTGGAACCGGCCCAGGATTTTGGATACAAACCGATCCAGGTGTAAATGGCCAGGTGCCCGGCACACCCAATATCAGCAGTCGAGATGTATTAGGGGTGGTCAACAATGGCGAAGATCTGGGCACAGTCACTTTTGATGTACCTTTAAGCACCGCACAAGATTTTTATTACACGCTCACGCCTATAGCCTACAACAGCGGCAAGGTAGATATAATCTGTGATCTGCAGTTTGACCAATTGAATAATGTGTCGGTGTCGGAATTTTTGCAACAGTTTCCTAATGGCATTGATGGAATCTCTGATATCAACGGACGAACTCTGATTTTCACAGAGACCAACACAGACCCAGAAACCGGGGGTTGGCTGATACGATCACCCTATAGCCCCTTGGATGATGACAGAGACAATGACGGCCTGCCTGGCAGCTATGACAGTTTGCCCTATGATGAAACCACACCTATAACCAGTGTGGCCACGCAACGCAGTGTATGGTTGGCTACCTATTCAGGTGACCCTGAAGTGGGCCAGGTTATACAGCTGACCAGCGTGTATGAAATTGACCCTTTAGAAAAATTTGCAGTGCAATTTGGCACACAATGGGCCTCAACTAGCTGGTACAAGGATGCCGGTGGTGAATTTGAGAAGATACCTTTGCTGACTGCTGTGCGTGATAGATTGTACTATCAGGATGGTACCGACTCTGAAATATTTGGCACCATTAAGTTAATAGATCAGGATCAGTCCAGCACACTCGACATCAATGACATCATTGGTGCAAAAAACTATACAAGTCCCAATGGTGTGACCTTTACCAATGGCCTAAAGGTCACCTTTATCGGCAGTGTGACTCCGGCAAGTTTTGCCAATCAAAGCTTTTATGTTGAGGGTGTGGGCACCGGTCCTGGAATAACATCCCGTGTGGGCTTTGTGGATGGCCAGGCCTATTATGGACCTTTCCATATGCATGAAGGCCAAAAAATGGTTGGTGCATACCATGTAAACACTTTCCATCAATTCATCTACGACACCGTGGAGCAGAGTCTGGCCAATGCAGGTGCTGGTGGACCTGCAGGTGCTCCTATCGGTAACACCAGTTTTCCTTCCGGCGTAACTGCAACGGGCATCAAACTGTTGCCGGTTGGCGAATTCGTTACACCAGAGACTTATACCGAAAGTGCCACTATACCTTATGACAGCACACCCTATGATGTTGGCAACTACGACGGCAGCCTTAATCAACCACTGCGCCAAGATTATATCACAATCAATCGAGCC